TCATTTTTCATTCGTCAGAACGTGCCTGCAGGCATTCAGAAAAATGAATCTGACACGACTCATAGTGCCGGTGACATTCTTACCGGCACAGAGTCTTTACCATGAAACTTGAAAGTGTTGTTAAGTATCACAGCCCGCGCTCCGTTTCGCCTTTCACCCGCCAGTCCTCCCGTTCACCTGATGACATGACCGGCAGCGATGTGATGGCTGCACTGGGTATGACACAGAAACGTGCACCCCTCGGTTATTCTGCCTTCTTTGGCAAAATGCAGCTCAGTCACCATGACAGAGACCGCGCTGTAGGGTTGCTCACTGTGACCGGAATGAAGTCATCAGTGCATTATCCGGCCCTCACTAAATTGCCTGAAGATGAGCGACTGGCGGTCGTTACGGTCATCGCGGGGTATGCCTTTCTCGATTATGCGCGCAGCCCGGATACCGGATCGCCATGTCACGCCTGTCACGGCACGGGCCTTCGTAACGGAAAGTATTGCAGTAAATGTAACGGAAAAGGTGTCGTGCGGGCAGCCTGCAAGGACTGCAAAGGGCGAGGGGAAGCGGTTAACCGTGTGATGACACGATTCCAGGGTGTGCCGGTTTATCAGCCCTGTAAGCGGTGTTCCGGGCGCGGCTTTGAACGTATTCCTTCCGCTGTTGTGTTCAGGGCGGTGTGTCAGGTCACACAGGCTCTTACGCTGGATACGTGGAACAAAAGCGTGAAGCAGCTGCTGGAGTTTCTGGTCGCCGAGCTGCATCGGGAAGAAGCCTGGGCCGAGAAGATGTTATCGCGCATTACTAAATAGCGAGCGATAATTCATGTAGCGATGTTATAGCTCGCTATTTACTTTTCCATTTTTTGTGTTAGATTGGCTCCAACGATGGGTAAATGACCCTCGAGAGATTTCTATTCAGCCCTGGCATTTTGTCAGGGCTTTTTTTATGACCGGATGCCGTCACTGTATCCTGCTCATCCACCGGCTCCGGCTACCTTTATCCTATTCTGCGCGGCAAACCCTGATGAGCAAACTCACAACCGGGGTCGCTTACAGCGTATCCGCAGGCGAAGTTGTCCATGGCGTCCTGACCTTTTTCAGTCCGGAAGAGTGGAGCGCCGTCGGCGTTCTTGCCGGCATCAGCCTTGCGACCATCACCTGCATCATTAACTGGTATTACCGGCGCAAGGCGACACTGGCAGAAATCAGGGCGCTGCGCTGCACCTGCCCTGAAGAGCCTCGCTGAAAATGGTGATATCGTCCGCGCTGCGTAACAGACTTCTGGCTGCAGCCGGTGCGGGTGCCCTGACTCTGGCAATTACGCTGCTCGGCGGTCCGGATGGTCTGGAAGGGCGTCGTTATGTTCCCTATCGGGATGTCGCTGGTGTGCTCACCGTCTGTGATGGTCACACCGGCCCCGATATTGTCAGTAACAAAACCTATTCCAACAGTGAGTGCGACAGTCTGCTGCGCGCAGACCTGAAACCCGTTCAGGCAGCCGTAAACGGCCTCGTCAAGGTCCCCCTCAGCGATTACCAGCGCGCCGCACTTTACAGCTTTGCTTACAATGTCGGACCTGAAGCATTCTACAAATCTTCTCTTCTGAAAAAGCTCAACGCAGGTGACAAAGCAGGCGCGTGCAATGAACTGCGCCGCTGGGTCTTAGCGGGCGGTAGAAAGTGGAGAGGGCTGATGAAACGCCGCGAAACTGAACGTGCACTTTGCCTGGCGAAGAGTAGCGATGAACTTTAAAGCTAAGGTGAATATTGCGCTCATGCTGCTTTCGCTGGCTTCAATCGCGACCGCTACTGCATTTGCCCTATATTATCGTGGCAACGCTATCGACTATAAGGCTCAGTGGGACAAGGCAGCTGTAAGCCTCAAGCAGGCAAACGACATCATGACTAATATGCAGAAACGTCAACGGGATGTTGCAGTACTCGATGCCAAATACACACAGGAGTTAGCCAGTGCTCAGGCAACTATCGATCGGCTGCAGCGTGATGTTGCTGCTGGCAAACGTCGGCTGCAGTTCAAGACCCGTGGTTCCACCATGTCGCCTAATAAGCGTGCCGCCGCCTGCATGGTTAATGAAGCCTGCACCCGACCTGATGACTCCGCTCAACGGGATTATTTCACTCTCAGAAGTCGAATTGAGCTAGTCAGAAAACAGATAGCCGGGCTGCAGCAGTACATAAGGGATCAATGCCTGAACTGAAAATATTTTAAAAAAGTATTGACGCTGCAAATTACAAAGTCCGTTCAATAAGCCTCGCACAAAGCGGGGCTTTTTTATGCGCCTCGCACGCGCAACTAAAACCAAGAACCTTTCAGGATGACCCTTGAGGAACCGGCTGGCTGTCGGAGCATTCTTGGGGCCGTATTCCTGTGCGACAAGGTTCATCGCTTGAAGGACAATCCGATGCAAGAAATGAAGTTATGCGACACCCCAGTACGAATAGATCGTGAAGGCATGATATGCCTGACCGACATGTGGAAAGCGAGCGGAAAAAGCGAGAGTGAATCTCCTTACCATTACCTTCGCAATAAGCAGACAAAAGAGTTCTTAGCAGAGTTGGAGAAAAACCACGAATCTGTGGTTTTCACTGAGCGCGGTGTGAAGGGAGGGACATATGGCGGCAAGTTTGTAGCGTACGATTATGCAGCATGGCTTAATCCGGGCTTCAAATACGCTGCTTACAAAGTGCTGGATGATTACTTCACTGGTCAGTTACAGCACAAAAACAGCCTCAGCGCGCAACTCAACATCAAGTGCCATGAATTTGACCAGAAGAAGGACATGGCAAGTTTTTGCGGTTCGGGGTTAGCAAACTGGCGATTCACAAAGCCGGTGCTACTAGCCGAAATCAACTTACTGGCAAACCAGCTGCAAATCACGATTCCCGGCTTACCGGAGTGACCATCACAAGGCGCATTTGTGAGTGCGCCTGATGATGGGCGCTTGGGTTTAAAAGGTATGTTCGTCTAAATGAGGAAGTTTCTGAGGGCTCACAATGAATGTTGATCCATTGTTATCTTGCTTCCAGGCAAATGCATATACGAACTCTTGATCAGCAGGTAGCCAAAAAATTCTTGGTGGTTCCCGGAAGTCACCCTCCCAGTGGCCAGCTTTACTTGCGATTTCTTTGGCTTCCTTCCAGTCATTCAGAAAGCCATGTAATAACTCAAAGGATAGTGGGCTATACTCACCATCTTTGTACCTACTCAGCTTCTCAACCGTTTCTTCAACAGTGCTTAAGAAATCCCAATGAAAATCAATTGGTTGCATCTGATAAAAATAAAATCTTTTTTTCATATGTATCCTGATTGGAGTTTATGGTCACTGTCTAGCGACAATAATGAGATAGCCTTTCTAAAACTGCTTTCACCACAAGATGCATTTGCGAGTGAACCTGATGATACTCAAGGATAAGGAAAAGTGATTCCGTTTAACCATGCCTCAAGAAGACTTTGGGAAAACTTGCTTTGACCAACGTGATCATAGCTTGCTGCCTCATTGGCAGGAAGAACTGTATGTCCGAACGAGGTTTTTGGGTTGTAACCTGAAGAAGTGTTTGTATCGATTGACAGCCTTTTTAGAATCACACCTTGCCTAGTTGAAAGGTACGACCTGAACATCATCAAGGCGGGTATGACATGGTTTAGCCAATCTTCAACAGGCTGATCTGAAGTTCCAAGTTTTGGGTAACGATATGCTGTACCACCAAGATTTTCCCAACCGAACTTTTCAAACATAGTTTTAAGTTTTCCGTGATCATTCTTCTCATATCCTTTCAGGTCGAACGTTATAACAATCGGCATTCAATCATCCTCGCATTAAAAAAAGTATCTAATTTATCGGCAGGTCGGATGATTAATTTAGGGTAACACCAGATTGGTAAGCTATAGAACCGGCTCACTTAGCTAGCAAGGTGAGTGGATGAAAAAAGCATGGCATTAACACTTATAGGTGTTTTGAGTATAGGCCAATAAATGCCATGCTCATTACCCGCTTTCAGTCGCTACTAAACCTTGTTGTAGCTGATTGACCGTCCAAATGGCGGATAAGTTGATGTCGAATCCTTAATTTCATAGGTAGCTACAACATTACCCTCGGCGTCCAGCTCTCTATAGAGATATTCATCAGTATCTTGGCCTTTTCTTGCGCCTTTCCAGTTTGAGGAAACCAGCTCGAGGGTGTGATTTTCTGGAATACCAATTTTCTTTTTATATTCGTCACTCATATAGATTCCTTAAGGTTTTTTATGGCACTCACCGACAAACAAGAAATGTTCTGTCGCGAGTACCTCATCGATTTGAACGCCACGCAAGCGGCAATTCGGGCGGGGTACAGTGAAAAGACTGCAAACCGCACCGGCTCTGAAAACCTGACTAAACCTGATATTTCGCAGCGCATTATCAACCTTAAATCAGCACGTAACGAAAGGGTAGAGATAAAGGCAGATTATGTGCTGCATCGCCTGGTTGAAATTGACCAGATGGACGTGCTCGACATCATGACAGATGACATGAGCATTAAGCCAGTGTCGCAATGGCCAGCCTCATGGCGTCGATACCTGAGCGGATTCGATCTGGCCGAGATGTTCGACGGCCGGGGCGAAGAGCGCGAGATGGTCGGTATCCTGAAAAAGATTAAGTGGCCGGACAAAGTCAGGAATCTGGAGCTGCTCGGCAAACACATTTCCGTGCAGGCATTCCGCGAGCAGGCCACGACATCACTGACAGGCAAAGACGGCGGCCCGCTTGAGGTTGCGCTGCTTTCACGCGAGGAATACCGGCAGGCGCGCCGGGAAATGCTGGAGGATGACGACTGCTGACTTCAAGACCGCTGCACGCCGTATAGAGTGTGAAGAGGACGGACTCTACTTTACCCGCTACTTCTTTAAGCAGCGCACCGGCAGCCGAATGATCGTCGCGCAACATCACCAGGTGATACAGCGGACGCTGGACCAGGTGATTGATGGTGATATCCGGCGACTCATCATCAATGTTCCACCTGGCTACACCAAGACGGAACTGGCCACCATCAATATGATGGGCCGCGGGCTGGCGCTGAACCGCCGTGCCCGTTTCATGCACCTGTCCTATTCCCACAACCTGGCATTACTGAACTCGTCTACCACACGCAGCATCGTGAAGTCTGCTGCCTTTCAGGCCATGTGGCCGATGGCGCTACGCGATGACGCCGACAGTAAAGCCATGTGGTGGACCGAATACGGCGGCGGGGTGTATGCCTCGTCCGCTGCCGGACAGGTCACCGGCTTTCGTGCCGGGCATATGGAGCCGGGCTGGCAGGGCTGTCTGATTCTTGATGACCCGGTAAAGCCAGACGACGCTTACAGCGAAACCATACGCGTCGGGGTCAACACCCGCTTCAACGAAACCATCCGTTCCCGTCTGGCCATTGAGACCACGCCCATCGTGGTCATCATGCAGCGCATTCACTACCACGACCTGAGTGGTTACCTGCTGCGCGGTGGCAGTGGCGAACAGTGGCATCATCTGAACCTGCCGGTGCTGATTGATAACAGCGAACAGTATTCGCTGGTGTACCCGGAAAACTTACACGCAATACCCATCGAACATGGTCTGCCTGACGGCTGGCTCTGGCCCTACAAGCACAATGAATCGCATCGCACCTCACTGTTTTCACACCGGCGCACAGCCGAAGCACAGTATATGCAGCGGCCCCGCCGGTTTAATGCCGACGGTGCACTCTGGACCGAAGCGATGGTGTCCGGTGCACGCGCGCTGAATATCACTCTGCAGCCGTCGCGGACGGTCATCGCCATTGACCCGCAGGCCACCAACAGCGAAGAGAGTGATGAAACCGGGATTGTGGTAGCAAGCAGTTACGGGCGCGGTAATGACAGGCTGTTTTCTGCAGACGCAGATTACTCCGGTAAGTACTCGCCGAATGGCTGGGCGAAGCGCGCCATCAGAGCCTGTGAAGAGCACCACGCTGAAGCCATCGTCATTGAAACTAACCAGGGCGGTGACATGGCTGAAGACACGCTGCGCAATGCAGGCTACCGCGGGCGCATCGTCCGCGTCCATGCCAGTAAGGGCAAGTTTGCCCGGGCTGAGCCCATTTCAGCGCTGTATGAGCAGGGCCGGATGGCGCACCGTGGCAACCTCTACCAGCTCGAAAACCAGCTTCTGGAATACGTGCCCGCTACCGCGAAGAAATCACCGGACCGCCTGGATGCGCTGGTCTGGGCTATTACAGAACTGTTCCAGCCGAAAGGCACAACAGTCCGTCCATTTTCTGCCTGACAGAACATCAATATGAGCAACGACGTCCGGAAGCGATCGCCCAAAATCGAGTCGATGGCCGGATGCTGGCCCATGATCAGCACGCTGCTGGGCGGCACTGCCGCCATGCGTGCTGCGGGCAAAACGTATCTGCCTAAATGGCCCAGTGAAGAAGAGGCGTTTTATCAGAACCGGCTGTCGGTGGCGACGCTGTTTCCGGCGTTTTCGCGTACGGTCGAAGTGCTGAGTGGCAAACCTTTTTCCCGTCCGGTCACCTGGAATGAAGAAGCCGTGCCTGCACGCATACATGAGATGTTCGGGGATGTGGACCTGCAGGGCACTAACCTGCACTCCTTTCTGGCTGACACTTTTGAGGAAGCGATGGCCTACGGGCTCTGCGGCATCCTTGTCGAGCACCCACCTGCGGATAAACAGCTCTCTCTGGCTGAAGAGCGCCAGCGCGGATTGCGGCCTTATTTCGTCAGGGTGAATGCCACCAGCCTTCTGGATTACGACTCAGAACGGGTCAACGGACAGGAGACGTTCACGCTGCTGCGCTTCGTCGAGACGGTCAGTGAGCGCGACCCGCAGAATGAATTTGTCGTGAAAAATATTGAGCAGGTCAGGGTGCTGAATCCCGGCCGCTGGCGGATCTATCGCGAAAAGCTGAATGAAACGAGCGGGGTGCTGGAGTGGCAGCTGCACGATGAAGGCACCACCAGCCTGAAGAAAATCACCTTTGTTCCGGTCTACGGTGACAAACGCGGGTTTATGAATGGCCGGCCGCCGCTGGCTGAACTGGCCTGGCTCAACGTCGAACACTGGCAGTCCCGTAGCGACCAGCAGACCATTCTTCATGTCGCCCGCGTACCGGTGCTGTTCGGCAAAAAGCTTGGTGACGGCCCGATTTCGGTGGGTGCGGCATCGGCCATCCTGTCAGAAGAGGATGAAGCAGACCTGCGTTATGTGGAGCACAGCGGCAAAGCCATCGAGGCCGGGCGCACAGATATTATCGATCTTGAAGAGAAAATGCGCCAGATAGGAGCCGAGCTGCTGGTGGTAAAACCCGGCCACCGCACCGTGGTGCAAACGCTGACGGATAACGAAGCAAGCACCAGTGCCCTGCAGCGCATGGTGTGTGACCTCACCGATGCGGCCCGGCTGGCGCTGCAGTATCTGGCGGAATGGATTGGTGAATCCGAAGGCGGGCACGTCACTATCTTCAGTGATTTTGGTGCCACCACGCTGGCTGAAGCGTCCGCTGACTTCCTGGTGGACATGTATAAAACGCGGGCACTGTCTGACGAGACGCTGTTCAACGAGATACAGCGCCGTGGCCTTATTAACAGCGAACTCCGTTGGGCGGAAGAGCAGGCGCGTATCCGCGCCATGCCGCCGTCTTTGCCAGCTAAGCCGGTAACCACATCCCCGGTTTAGCCCTCTCCGGGCCCGTGCAGAGGCAGGGGTCTTTTTATTGCCGTTCGCTGCGGATGCAGCACGGTGCCACGGGCCGGATGGCTCTTACCTGGTTGGATGACCCTGATGAAACTGAAACTCGATGAAAACGGCCATGTGGTCGTCAACGATGGCAAACCTGTGTACGTACAGGATGACGGTAAAGAGCTGGCGTTTGATGTCCCCGGCACCCTGCAGACCATCTCGCGTCTTAACGGTGAAGCAAAGTCGCACCGTGAGCGTGCGGAAAGTGCAGAAACGCTGCTTAAGACCTTTGAAGGGATTGATGATCCGTCAGCGGCGCTGGCAGCACTGGACACCGTGAAGAACCTGGAAGACAAAACGCTGGTGGATGCCGGTGAAGTCGAAAAGGTCCGCACTGAAGCCGTCCGTGCGCTGGAAGAGAAGTATGCGCCCATCGTAAAAGAGCGTGACGACCTGAGTCAGAAGCTCACGGCGGAGAAAATTGGCGGTAGTTTCGCCCGTTCAAAATTCATTGCCGAGAAAATGAGTATTCCGGCTGACCTGGTGGAAGCCCGGTTCGGCAGCAACTTTCAGGTAGTCGGTGACGCCGTCACGGCGTTTGATAGCGACGGAAACAAAATCTTCAGTGCGGTCAGACCCGGCGAAGCGGCGGGGTTTGATGAAGCGCTGAGCATTCTCGTTGAGCACTACCCGTATAAAGACCAGATCCTCAAGGGCACTGGCGCATCAGGCGGCGGCTCTGCTGGGGGGAATGGCAACAGCAGCCCCAACACACTTACCCGTGAACAGTTCGAATCCCTCAGCCCTCAGGAGCAGAGCGAACGTGCCTGTGCGGGTGTACAGATTACCGATTAACAGGATAACCCTGCATGTCTAATACCCTGACTCAACTCATTCCCGACCTGTATCAGTCGCTGGATATCGTGTCCCGTGAACTCTGCGGGTTTATTCCCTCCATCACGCTGGACGCCACGGCAGAGCGTGCAGCGCTGAATCAGCCGATTCGTATCCCTGTGACGCCAGCTTCAGACGCTGAAGATGTTAAGCCCGGTCAGCTGCCGCCAGATGACGGTGACCAGGATATCGGTAATGTGCCGCTGGCCATAACGAAATCACGCATGGTGCCGTTCCGCTGGGAAGGTGAACAGCAGAAAGGTATTAAATCCGGCCCAGGTTATCACGGTATCCGCCGCGACCAGGTTACCCAGGCGATGCGCACGCTGGTTAATGAAATCGAAGAAGATTTGGGCGAGCTGTTCCGCCGCGCTTCACGCGCATCCGGTGAAGCGGGTAAAACACCATTTAAAGATACCCTGACTGACACAGCACAGGTGCGCAAAATCCTGACTGACAATGGCGCACCGCTCAGCGATTTGCAGTGTGTCATCGATACCACTGCAGGCGCGGCACTGCGAACCATGGCGCAGCTGACCAAAGCCAATGAGGCCGGAACCACAGCACTGCGTTCTCAGGGCACACTTCTGGAGTTGCATGGCTTTACATTGCGTGAATCAGCCGGCGTCGCTCAGGTGAAAAGTGAGT